ATTTGCATTGCTATTAATTATATAACACTACAAAGATAATGAAAGATGATTTAAAAACAACCAAAAAGCTTTGTGAAGGTGATAAAATAACCTTAAAGGACTATTATTCAAATCTTCCAAATGCTACTCATCCCAAAACTGAGTTTATCAACGAGGTGATAAAAAAGACGGGAGTGTCTTTTACTGCTGTAAGAAACTGGGTTGTATATGGAATGAAACCTAATAACCCAGAACATATCGCTGCCCTTTCTGAAATAACAGGGATATCTCCTGAAAATCTATGGTCCGACTAAAATGTGTGAAATGATGAAGGATTTGGAGTTTTACATATTTGAAGATGAGCTTTGGTGCATGTTTCCTGACGGGAGCAATAAACCGATAACAGATAAAGAAACTGTTCTTGTGAAAGATATCCTCGAACGTATAAGGGAGTGTTATCCTGAAGCGTATAAAGCATTAATGGAATGTTATAGCAGAAGCTCGCAGAATATCCCATACTTTCAATTTCTTATGGTAAATAGATTTTGCAAGTGCAATTTTGGAGAGTTGGATAATACTAGCAGGGATATAGATAAAAAAGGTGGATTCAATTTTGAACGTGTGAGATGTCCTATGCGTGGTGAATGCAGATATGAGGGCGTTATTTGCTGCCCACAATTCAACTGCCGTATATCAGATGCGGAAATGAGAGTTATGCAGTTGGTATATGAAGGCTTTAATAATGAGGATATTGCAGAAAGGCTTTATCTTTCCCCTCATACAGTTAAAAACCATATTAAATCAGTTTATTTAAAGTTGGATATTCACGAGAAATCTGAATTTATCCAATATGCCCATAAGAATAACCTTTTCAAAGATTAGATATGATTGATGAAGATGTATTGAAGATAGTCCTTAATGATAAGACTTTTGGTCAACGTGAGGCTGCTGATATAGTTGGAGGTAGATCTCGTCTGTTTCGTTTGGTTGGTTCTGGGTCGATACGAGCCGAAAAGAAACCTGCCAATCGCCAAAATGGAAGATGGTATTGTAATGCTTATGATGTAGTGAAGTACGCTTCTTTAAAACACTGATTATCAAATTGTTATATCATGTTAATGACAAGTATTTTCAAAGTATAATTTTTGGGTAAAAGTCAAAAATAAAGTAGTTTTACATCATAATAAAAAGATAATCAATAAGTTATGAAAAGAACACCAATTTTAACTATTTGGGCTTTATCATTGATTATGGTAATATTACTTGCCAATCCTGATAATGTTTGGTTTTGGATTTCATTTTTTATTTTTTCTTGTTCTTCAATATATATAGAGAAGCATAGTAAAAGATTAGAACATGAAGATGAATAAAAAACGTCCGTATGTAATTCAATCAATTACACTGTTGACATATAATGGTAGTAAGATTCCTGTTTCAGTTGTAGAGGAAAGAATTATAGACATTCCGATTAGGATTACTAAGGAAAAGGCACTTGACGCTTTTTCTTCAATGAAGGATAATCCGGTAGATGTAATACTAAAAGTAAAATATGTATAACTAAATGCACATAAGAGCAATGAAAACAAAAGAAGAACTGTTGGCTATGAGTCACGAAGAACTTGTCAATTATACTGTTGAAGTTCAATTTAAAGCATCTATGTATGATACCGTGGAACAGAAAAATTCAAGAATGAAAGAATTGTTGGCTGCTGTAGGCATTGCTTATGAAACCTATAAAAGAGAACAGAATGTATGATGAACTATATCAATTGGAAGAAGAACTGAAAAAAGTTGAATCATGTAAACTTGAATATCTTCCTGAATACGGGTATTCGTCTAAGGAAGAAATTATTCAACTTATCAAGGAAGACATATCCGATGTTAAAGGACAGATTGATCAGAATTTAAAATTACGCATTTCTAAGCTTTCATCAGGATATACCGATGAAAGCTTAGAAGAAGAAAGAACCAGCCTTTGCTTATCGCAGGGGTTATCAAGATATTGTTAAACTTTTAAATATTAGAGCAATGGAAGAAAACAAGTTAACAAAGCAAGAAAATGATGCATTGGCAATATTTGGTAAAGGCAAGACTATTTACCAAGTCGCAGGTAATGATGTGGTGTTGTCATTTGATATTGTACGCAACTATTTGACAAAAGGTAACGGTCAGGTCTCTGACCAAGATATTGTACAGTTTATCAGTATTTGTAAATTCAACCAGCTTAACCCGTTCTTGAATGAGGCATTTCTCGTAAAATTCGGGCAACAGCCAGCGCAAATGATTGTCAGTAAAGAAGCGTTTTTCAAACGTGCTGATGCGAGTGAGCAATATGAAGGTTTCAAAGCCGGTATTATTCTAGTTAGAGACAATCAAATTGTAGAGGTGGAAGGATGCTTCTATAATGAAAAAACAGATGTTCTTGTTGGTGGGTGGTGTGAAGTTTACCGTTCTGACCGTAAATTCCCTATTGTAGCGAAAGTAAATCTTTCCGAATACGATAAAAAGCAGTCTATATGGAATGAAAAAAAATCTACCATGATTTCCAAGATTGCCAAGGTTCAAGCATTACGTGAAGCTTTTCCAGCCCAATTGGGTGCAATGTACACGCAAGAAGAACAAGAAGTTAAGTTTACTGAATATGAGGATGTCACAGATAAAGAATCTAAAGCTAATAAACTTGCCGAAATCGCAGCAAAAGCCGCAGGAGTTGAAGAACAACCAAAAGCAGAACAGCCGGTAAATCAGCCCCAAACTAAAGCAAATGATAAACCTATTCAAAAAACACTGTTATGATGGAAAATGATGGTGAAATATGGAAAGATATAGTTGGATATGAGGGTAGATACCAAGTGTCCAACTATGGAAGAATTAAATCTCTTGATATTAACTTGCATAAACGTGATGGAAAGATAGAGTTTAGGAAAGGTAAAATTCTTAAAGCCAGTTTAAGCGCGTTTGGCTATCCTCAGTACTGCTTTAGTTCCAGTTTTGGTAAACGAAAGCTCATGAGGATACATAGAGTTGTAGCAGAAGCTTTTATTCCTAATCCTGATAAAAAGCCATTTATTGATCATATAAATCGTATAAAGACAGATAATAATGTTAATAATTTGCGATGGTGCACAGGCAAGGAGAATATGAATAACCCATTAACAAGGGAATGGTTGAAAAACTGTAGGCCAAGTTTCCACCATTCAGAAGAAGTTAAGAAAAAGATAGGGTTATTAAACAAGGGACGCATATTTAAAGAATCTACAAGAGAAAAACTCCGTATTAGAGGATTTCCAGTAATGCAGTTTACTATAAGTGGTGATTTTATCATGGAGTATAAAAGTCCTTATTATGCTCAAAGTGAGACAGGGGCATTACGAACCCATATTGTAGCTTGTTGTAATGGAAAAAGGAAAACAGCTGGTGGGTATAGATGGGTCTATAAAAAAAATTATAAAGGGAAGGATCTACCTAAATTGGCAAATAAAAAGCGCATATACAAAACAGGTTATAAGCAAACAAAACAGGCTATAATAAATATGCGTAAATCTAAAGAAAAATACCGTAAAGCGGTATTAGTCTTTTCATTAGATGGTTCGTTTCTGTCTGAATATCCTTCAATTATTGAAGCAGGCAATGCAACAGGCACAAATTTCGGCTCAATATGTAATTGTTGTAGGGGTAGAATTGGACAATCAAATGGTTACAGATTTAAATATAAAGATATATGATGAATTACAATTTTGAACAAAGGACCATAGGATGGATGCGTGAGCGTCTCGGAAACATTACTGGTAGTAATGTCGGCTTGATTATGAAAAGCGGCAGAAGTGACATGTTCAGCGATACTGCCAAGAATTACATTTTCCAAGTTGCGGCAGAAAGAGCTATGAATCCTGAGATTGTAAACGATGATATTGCGTTTGCCGAGTATTTGTCTGCTGTTAATGTAGAGAGCAAAGCAATGAGATTCGGAACAGAACAGGAAGCAAGCGCACGTGATTTGTATTCAAGGTTAACAGGAAGGCATATTGTAGAAGTGGGGTCGTGTAAACACCCCACTATCCCCAACTTTGCCAGTAGTCCTGACGGGTTCTTTTATGATGAAGAATCTGGGGAGCGTGGATGTATTGAGATAAAATGTCCGTCTCAGAACACATTTATGAAATATAAGAGTGAAGTTTATGACAATGATTCGCTCCTCAAAGTCAAGTACGAATACTTCTATCAGTGTATGGCTCACATGGCTTGTTGTGAGGCACAATGGACTGACTTTGTAGTTTATAATCCTTTCCAAATAGATCCTATTCACATTGTTCGCATACTACCAGATGAAAAGGTCTTTGCAGAAATGGAGAAACGCATTCGTATGGCAGATGATATTATTAACCAAATAGCCGATATAGAGCAATGAACACACAATTAGCGATTCAAGAAAGCGACCTAGAACTGGTCGTGAGTGAAAAGACGTTAGGTAGTCTTACTACCAACGCAAAGCAAATCAGAGATATGGTAAAAGCCGCTTTGCCAATGTATGATATCTCCAATTATAACGATGAGAATATCGATCAGGCAAAGAAAGACAAGGCAGCTTTAAACAAGGCGGCGAAAGCCCTCAATGCCAAACGTCTTGAAATTGAGAAAGAATTCATGAAACCTTTCGGGGAGTTCAAGGACGTTGTAACCGAAACCGTGAAACTTATCGGCGAGTGCTCTGCCAAGATTGACACGGTAGTCAAGCAAAACGAACAGCAATACAAGGATAGGAAGAAAGCCACTATCAAGACTTACTTTGATGGATTGAATGTTAACCTTGTAGACTTCAATAAGGTTTTCAAGTCTGAGTGGCTCAACAAATCCGCAAGCATGAAGTCTGTATGCAACGATATTGATGCCATATTTGCTAAGATTGAGAACGAACTTTCCACGCTGAAGGGGTTTGGTGAGGATTTCGATGTCCTCCGTACTTATTATATGGATATGCTCAACATCACATCCACCATCCAGTATGCCAACCGTCTGAAGGAACAGCGTGAGCGTGCCAAAGCAGCAGAAGAGGCGCGTATCAAGGCAGAGCAGGAAAGAAATGCTGCTGAAGAAGCCCGTAAAGCTTCTGAAGTAGAACAAGTCAAATCCCGTCCGATCAATCCGTTTGCCATGGCAGGACAAAAAGCCAACGAGCAACCTCCTTTTATTAATCAGCCCGAAGCACAACAGCCTGAACTGTTAACGAGAGCTTTCAAAGTCACCACCACTCGTGAGAATATCATTGCCTTGGGTGACTTCATGAATGAACGCGGCATTGACTTTGACAAGATAGAACTTTAATATATACTAAGTTATGAATTATAGCATAAAATTGAATTTACTAAAATTTAAAAACGCCTGCGTTGTAACTGTAAAAGGTGCAACAGCTACAAAAAGAGGTGTTTTCATACCTATTGAAGACAATAACATCTTCATATCAGCAGATGATAACCTGAAAGCCAAAGCCGCGTATATTGACTCCACTGCTTGGGAAAACCAGTCTCCCGGTAAATATGGTGACACGCACATCATACGACAGTCGCTTGCCAAAGAAATTCGCGAACGTATGACAGAGGACGAGCTAAAAGCTGTTCCGTATATAGGTAACATGAAGCCTTATGAGGTGCAAAACGCTTCTTCGTCTGTAAATGCACCCACCGCACAAGTGGATGAAAATTTGGACGATTTGCCATTCTGATGTTATGGACCTATGCAAAACAGATATACAAAATTTAATCCACCTTCTTGATAGATGTGCCGGACTTATAGACAAGTATTGCCGGAAACCTTGTGAGCTGGATAAAGCAAGGCAATGCAGGAAAATTAGTAAGAAACTTAAAAACAAAGCAAGAAAATGAAAATTATAATCAACAAACCGACCGAGTTTGAAGCAGTCTACTTGAAAGTGGATGCTGGTGTACGTTATTGGGAAGACGCAGAAGTAAACGGAGTGAGAGACATTGACTTGTGCGAGAGTAAAGGCATAGGTAAACCTCTTATACCTTGTGCTGTACAAATAAAAGAAGAGGCTGATTACAATATATATTCAGATCATTATCGTTGGCGACCTATTATAGCAATTGAGACAGGACAAATAGTCAACTGGACGCAAGGAACAATTGCCAATGTTCACTATAAAGTATGCGATGATTTTATATGTGATATTACTGATGAAGACCACATCGCCATTGCTTCTTATGACGGCTATGTACCTAAGATTATGTGTCCGGCAGATGAAGGATATGGCGACTACATCATTATGAATATTGATGAAAATGGATTTATTCAAGGATGGAAAAAAGAATTGATTAAACGACTAATACAAGAAGAGGACTGATTATGGAAAGCAACATATCACGAGATCATATTGCGCTTGAAGCAATGAAGTGCATAATGATGACAGCAAAACGCAGAAGAACTTTATGGAATAGAGTTGTAACACTGTTTTTCCCATCCAAAGAGGTTAGTATTACAAACTACAACTATGAAAAACAGGCTAAAGCTGCTTACCAGATAGCCGATGCGATGATTAAGGAACGTAGTAAGACAAAGGAGGAATGATTTATGTCAGAAAAAGGAAACAACTTTAACAAGAAAGTTCAGATGCATCTTGCTTGTTCTGGAGATTATCCTATCAAACCTGAAATGTGTTGTATCTATTTCAAAAACGGATTTGCATACGCAAGTGACGGGCATATTTTGGCAAAAAACAGAATTTCAGAAATATCGGGGTTGAAGGAACCTGAGATAACCGCACTTGACGGAAAATTTCTTCACGCTGACTTCTACAAAGATATGCTGAAATACGATAATATTATGATTGCCGAAGATGGCATAGAATGCAGCAAGGATAATGATAAAGTATTCTTTTACTTTTCCACATTTGATAAATATCCTGATGCGGAAAAAGTCTTGCAGGGTGCTTTGAATACGCAGACTACTCCGCTTCCACAAGTGAAGTTTGACATGAAGATTATGCAACGGTTGAATAAAGCTCTTTTTGAAAGCGACAAGTGTGTCGCTACATTTAAGGGTACTAATAAACCTATTGTTTTTGATAGTATGATGGAGGATGTAAGTAGTGTTGGATTGCTTATGCCGTGTTATAGTGAAGATACGGAGGAATAATATGGAAGAGTTTATTTCAGATTGGTTCATACCGATGGATTTCGGTAATGATATGCCGGAGGAAGAACCGGACGGTGAGGATAATTTTAATTTTGATTGACATGGAAAAGAAATTTGAACTTACAGACAAGTTTGTATTTAATACTTTTGGAATTAAATTATTCCAAATTAAGTGTACAAAGTCTTTCAAATATGCCAAGGAAGGTGATTTGGGAGGATATGTTGAGAAAGATGAGAACT